CCGAAACGATGGCGGCACTCGGAATGTCGGGTACATACGACAGCCTGTCTCAGTTGGAGAAGATGCAGGTAAACTACAATGCAATCCTGCGGCAGTCTCCCGATGCAGTTGGAGACTGTGTCAGAAGTATGGGTTCGTATGAGTCGTCCACAAGGCAGTTAAAGGCTGCACAGGAAGAATTTAAGGAGTTTATCGGCGGTCAGTTGCTTCCGGTAATGTCTGTATTCGTTCAATGGGTAACGAAAGGCGTGAAAGCGGCAACAAAATTTGCCAAAGCAATCCTACTGGATGCTGATGGCAACAATCGTATCCTGCGGTCATTCGATAGGATACACGCAGTCGTGAAAAGGCTGCAACCTGCCATGGAGAGGTTCACATCCTCGATGAAAAACGGTATCAGCAAAGCCACTGACATGATAAAGAACATCATCAATCGGTTCGGAGGCATGGAAAACGCCTTGAAGTTGCTTGCGATAATCGCAGGTGCTTTTATCATAGCGATGAACTGGAGCAAAATCATAGGTGGAGCCAAGGCTTTCCTGTCGCTCATACAGGGCATGGGAAAGTTATTTTCGTTTGCCAATCTAAAGATACTTGGCATTGTTGCCATAATTGTAATACTGGCACTGATAGTTGAGGATTTTATCAATTTCCTTATGGGTAACGACTCGCTGATTGGTACGATATTCGACAAGGCAGGTATTGGGGCAGACAATGCCAGGCAGGCAATATTCAACGCATTCAATAAGGTCAAGGAGTTCCTACTAAATGTGTGGGATTTACTCAAGACTGCGGCGGGAATGTGGATAGATACAGTCAAAGGTTTCTTTGAAAGGCATGGAGAGCAGATAAGGAAAAACTTCGAGAGAGTGTGGGGGATAATCAGTACCCTACTCAATGGTGTTTGGACTTTCATCACTCAGCTTGCCGCCACACTGTTCGGAGGTACGGAAGATGAGATTAACGGCTCGCAGGAAAGCACCAAAGATAAGATACTGGCGATTTGGCAGGCTATCCTTGACACACTGTCATCTATATGGGATGCGTTATTCACTGTGGCGAATGCAATATTTAATGCGGTAGCCACGGTTATCGAAACTGTATTCAAATGGATACAGGCATTTTGGAACAGTTGGGGTTCTGAGATACTTGCATGGTTCAAAGGACTGTGGGATAACCTCGGGCAATTCCTCAATGGATTTCTAACGGTACTCGAAGGAGTAGCCAATTTTATAAGTTCAGTGTTTACAGGAAACTGGTCGGGAGCATGGGAAGCCATCAAGCAGGTGTTTTCCGGAATTTGGGATATGATTACGGCAATTCTGCAACAAGCGTGGAACACGATTTCGACCGTATTGACGATAGGTTTAGGAGTCCTGCAATCATTATGGAATGCAATTTGGACTGCCATTTGCAATTTCTTTCAAGGAATATGGAATGGCATCGTATCGTTTATAAGCGGTATTTGGTCCACAATCACAGGAGTTATCTCCGGAGCGATAAATGGCATATACAGTGTCGTATCATCGGTGCTGTCGGCTATATCATCGTTCTTCAGCAACATATTCAGCGGCATCGCATCGTTTGTCTCAAGCACGTTCAGTAATATGGTATCGGGAGTTACCGGATTTGTCGGTAACATCAAAAATGCCATCGTGAACGGACTGACAGCGGCGATAGACTGGATAAAAGGACTGCCAAGCCAAGCACTGAAATGGGGTTCCGACATCATAGACGGAATTGTCAACGGTATCAAAGGAGCAATCGGGAAAGTTACCGATGCTGTTAAGGGAGTGGCTGATAAGATTAAGTCGTTCCTGCACTTCTCTGTACCGGATGAAGGACCTCTGACAGATTATCAGTCGTGGATGCCCGACTTTATGGGCGGACTGGCGGACGGTATTTCAGCAAGCGAGGATACTGTTCTCGATAAGGTCAAAGGCGTAGCAAGTGGCATTAAGACATTGATGCAGGGAGCAACAGCGTCTGCGGCAACGGCTGCAAGCAGTCAAGTGAATAATACGACCTCCAACATGACACAGAATGTCAACATCAACAACAGCTATTCCGGAGGAAGTACAGAAACTCAGAAAAATGTATCTAAGGCAATGAATAAGTCAGCCGTAGATGCGACAACACAAATGGCAAGAGGACTTGCCTATGCAAGGGGGTAGGTTATATGGCGAGAAAATTGCAACCTGTTTCGGTGTGGGGGATAGAATTTGATGCTCTCATAGATGAGACCAAAAGTATGACCTCCACCATACCGGAGTATCCGGTTGAGAAAGGATTTTCGGTGTCAGATACGATTATCAATGACCCGATACAGTTCTCCGCAACATTGTATCTTACAAATACACCTGTTACATGGTTACACCGTCACGGTTCGTCCAATGACAGAGTGAAGCGTATATGCAATGATATAGAGAAAAAATGGTTTGAAAAGAAACTAACCAAAATTGTCACATCTGATACAGTTTATACGAATATGGGTCTCACGAGCATTAGTATCAAGAAGTCAGCAGACATTGGATACGCTCGTGAGATTTCTATTTCCGCAAAGAAAGTCAGAGTGACAAAGAGAAAGACCGTGAATATCCCGACCTATGTTTTGAAAGCAGGAGAGTCGATGGCGAATGCAGGAAAGGCTTCCACATCGAAGTCGTCATCCAAGTCGTCATCGAGTTCTTCCTCATCCTCGAGCAGTTCATCGGGAAGCGGTGGAAGTTCAAGTAAGAAGTCGAGTAGCGGCTCAAAGAAGTCTGCATCCATTTTATACGGTGCAGCGAGCGGTCTCGGCTTGATTTAAGGAGGTGTTGAGATGCTATATATCCAAGTGCCGGATATGAATGATAGTGTTTCGACACTTTCCATAGACGGTAAAGAATACAACCTGCGGTTTACTTACAACGAGAAGTATGATTATTGGAGTTTTGGTCTGTATGACGAGGGAGAAGAACCAATCATCGCCATGACGAGAATAGTTCCGAACTTCCCGATATTCCACTATTACACCGACAGTGACATACCGGACGGAATATTCGGTTGCTTGTCTGATATAGATACCGTAGGAAGAAACGCATTTAAGGATTTGACGGCTGAGTTTGTCTATATTCCGAATGTGGAATTGGAGGATGATTGAAATGGCTAATGAAAACTGGATGCGAACCTACACCATGCGGTGCGGGAAAATGGGAAAGCAAGGCTTTGAAATCGGAAATGTGAACAGCGTGACGGAAGATTGTCTCCATGTATCATTTTCGGTTGAGAAGTCGAGCGAAGAAAGTCAGAATGATGCGAAAGTTCAGATATGGAACCTGTCTCCGAAAAACCTCAGCATATTGGAATCCAAAGATTGCGTGGTTGAATTGAAGGCAGGCTACGGAAAGAACAGGTCGCTCATTTTTGTTGGAAATGTATCATCTGCAATCACGACACTCGATAATGCCGACAGGCTTACGGAGTTGACGGTTGTGGATGGTCTTGTCGAGTTGAGAGATACGAACATCAGTGTGTCGATTAACGGCAAAGTAAACTGCAAGACGGTGTATCAGAAAATTGCGAATGCAATGGGAGTATCTGTTAAGTTCGCAGGAGATTTATCGTACGCCACCCTGCCGAATGGTTTTTCTTATGTCGGGAAAGCTAAGGGAGCATTACAAAAGGTGGCGAATTGCTGCGGACATAAGTGGTCTATACAGAACCAAGTCCTGCACGTTACATGGCCCGGTCGTTCCATAACGACTCAAGGCTATTTGCTCTCTGCTGACACTGGTCTCATCAACATACCGAAAAGAATTACAATCGGTTCGGGAGATGAGTCAAAGACAGGATGGGAGGTTGAATACCTGCTGAATGGTGCTATCGGTGTCAATGACATTGTTGAACTGAGAAGCAAGACCGCAAGCGGGTATTTTTTGGTTTATAAAGTTACGATGGACGGCGACAATATGGGCGGAGATTGGCTCTGCACAGCACAGTTGCTGAAAATTGCTGAGAAGCCGAAGATGGACAAGAAAGCAGAGTCCGGAAGCTCCAAGAAGAAGTCATCCGGAAGCGGAATTTCATCGGGAGGCACAATCAAGAAAGGCGATAAGGTCAAGGTCATCAGAACAGTCAAGTCGGGTAGTAGAACGAAAGGGTATCAATACTCCGGAGGAATGTTTACCTGCTATTATTCGGTTTACGATGTTATACAGGTCAAAGGAGACCGTGTTGTAATCGGCATTGGTTCGACAGTGACTGCGGCAGTAAAGATGGCAGACCTCGCCAAAGTATAGGAGGCATTATGTTACAGGAAGTCACAGCAGAAATCGAAAAGACTGCAAAAGCGGTCGTGAACGAAATCCATACCGCATTGCCGGGAGAGATTGTTTCTTTCGATGGAGCGACTGCAACGGTTAAGCCTATCGGACAATATGTAACATCAGATGGAGTCTCACTAAGTTATCCCACGATAACCGAGGCTCCTGTTTGTTTTCCATACTGCCAAAGTGCAGGCGTTGGAATTGCATTTCCGGTCAAGAAAGGCGACAGTTGCATCATCATCATTTCGGAGGTGGAACTGGACGCTTGGAGAAGCGGTGCCGCTTCGGAAGGCTCACTCAGATTTGACCTCACAAGTGCTATGGTAATACCCGGTCTGCTCGATGGAGGCAGCGATGCCGCAGTTAGAGCGACAAAGCAAAATGCTGTCATTGTGACAGGCGGAGACACAGAGGTTATAGTATCCGGAAACGGATGTGAAATCAATGCGGGCTCCACGATATTTAAGGTGTCGGACTCCGGAGTGAATATTGAAGGAAATGTCACGGTGGTAGGAGATGTAAAAGTTGGCTCGGTATCGTTCAAGAACCATACTCATGCCGACAGCATCGGAGGTAAGACCCAAAAACCCGAATAACCATACGCACAAAGCCTTGACAGCCACAGGAAGCGTTTTATTTGAGTAAGACAACAAATTCTCCATTAGAAAGGCTCAAGGGCAGAAATAAGCAAATAAGAAAGTCCATACAAGAGGAGGTGCTTTATGGATATTTTACTATCCGCAGACGGAGACCTATACCTCACAGAAACAGGAGACATCTCCCTTGTCGAGTCGGTTGCTCAGAAAATTAAGATAAGACTCAGATGGTGGCTCGGAGAGTGGAGATGGGATGAAGAGGAGGGTATGCCGTACAGGGATGAACTTTTCGTCAAAAATCCGGACACAGACAGTTTCGAGATGGCTGTCCGAGAAAAGATATTTGAAATTGATGAAGTTACCGAAGTCAAGGATGTCTCGGTAACTTATGACAGACACACGAGAGTCGGGAAGATTGAGTTCACGGCTCTGACAGATACAGAAACCATAAGAGAGGAGGTGGAAATAGATGGCAGAATACGGAGTAACTGATAAAGGTTTCAACATCAAGAGGCTCGATACCATCATGGAGGAGATACACACGGATTTGACGGAGGCGTTTGGCTTTGATACAAGGCTGACGAAGCCGTCTTTTCTCGATACCCTCATCACGACATTTTCCTATCAGATTTCTGATTTGTGGGAGACTGCTCAAGACAACTACTATGCCAAATATCCTGCCACAGCAACAGGGGTCAGCCTCGACAATGCCGTTCAGTATGGCGGCATACGCAGGGCGGCAAACAAGCGTACATCATACCGCCTGCACTGCACCGGAGATGATGGAACTTATGTAAGAGAAGAGGCAATCGTAGCAACGAACACCAGTCCGGAAGTCAGATTGAAGAACGCAGATGAGTTCGAGATTACGAGAGATGCGTTCAACAGAGTAAGCATCAAGGTGGCATCGGCTGAGGTCGGTGTCTATTCCGTTACAATCAATGGCAGCCAGTATTCATTCTCGAGTCCGGATGGAGTGGAGGAGGACATTATCACAGGTCTTGCCAAAGCGATTACGGATGATGGATACACCGTAACTGCCGAGAAGAATACTCTTACGATTGAGGATAAGAACATCAGTAGAAGCAATGTACTCATCCTGTCAGACAATTTGACAACATCGAGCGTTACTGTAATAGCGACATTCCTCACGGAGGAGTATGGCAAGATTACGCTTCCATACGGAATAGTTACGAAGATGGTAAACAATGTCACTGGATTTACGGCTGTTACGAACCTGCTCGAGCCAACATACGGAAGAAAGCAGGAGAGCGACATCGAACTGAGACAGTCGTACATTGCGAAATCTGCATTGAGGTCCAATACGATGATTGAGTCCATTGTGGGAGAACTGCTGAACAACATCGAGAATGTGGAGTCTGCATCCGGATATGAAAACGATACAGACTATGTAGATAACAGGGGACTTCCGCCTCACAGTATCGAGATTATCGTTGAGGGAGGAGACAACAGCGAGATTGCACAGGCTATCCTCCGAAGAAAGGCGGGCGGCATTCAGACATACGGAAGCATAGAGGTTGGTGTTCCCGGTGTTTACGGAGACACAATCCCTGTTCGGTTCAACAGACCGGACTATCTGTACACATGGCTCAAGGTTGTGCTGCACGGAGATAAGTCGCAGTTGCCGACAAATTACGCATCCCTTGCCATACAGGCTCTGATTTCAGATGGAGCAGAGTTTGTGGCAGGAACCAATCTCCTCACTCAGTTGCTCAACGATGGCATTTACGATGCTGTCGCAGGACTGACTTATGTTGAAATCTATACTGCATACGGAACCTCAAGTACCTATGTTCCGGAAGCATCAGATTACAAGCAGAAAAACATCATCGTCACATCTCGTCAAAAGGTGCTGATTGATGAGAAGAGAATTGAGGTGTCGTTCAGTGAAGATAGTTGAAAGTTGGCTGAATGATTTACCTCAGCAGTTTCTTGAGAAGAAAAACATCGAGGCTCTGATACAAGCATTCTCCAAACAGTTGCAGGAGATAGAAGATGTATTCGATGACTTGAAGAGCATCACAGACCTCGATACAGCCACAGGACAGAATTTGGATATGGTAGGCACCATTATTCCACTCAGCAGAAAAGAAGCCGGAATACTGGCAGGTATCAATGTTGAGGACCCTGTTATTTCAGACGAAAGATACAGGCAGTTCCTGCGGTATAAGAATTTGGTAAATACCAATGAATGTACCTATTACGACTTAATGGATGGTCTCGCATTGCTGTGGGATGTATCCCCGATTTACTACATCGAGGACCCGGATATGCCTGCAACAATCATTCTGACAATGCCGTTCCTCAAGCCGGGAGGAGAGGTCGTAAGGGTGGGCGAAGTTCCAATGGTAAAACCTGCGGGAGTTCGCATTGAATTTGAATATCAGATTAAGGTAGTCGTAGAAACACTTGTCCGATGGATATGTGCAACCTACGACCTTTTGATTTGCGGAACATTCAAATGCGGCACGAAGCCGAGACCCGGCACGCTTGGAAACATCATGTATGTTGAGACCAATCTCGACATGAATGCAATCACAAATGTATTTGACACAACCCTGTCCGGCACAATCCGAATAGGTGGCAAATTATACAATTCCACGACAGGAGAAATCTTTACGGATGATGTGGAAATTATCATCAATTCAGATTACGAAATCGTGGATGTCTTGGTAGCAGGTCAGTCGGTGTCCGGCGTTTATCCTGCCAAGGCTGTCAACGGTGTATTCATCGGAGAAAGCACGGAGGTAGGAAAGACCTTTACCAACACGACTACGGTTCTGCCATTATCCGGAGTTGTTACGAGCGGTGGAGGAAAGATGATGATGCCTGCAAAGGTTCAATTCTCGGAGGATATAAACATTCAGAGCAATTCAACGATAGGAGTATCCAACGCACCGAAGAGTGGAACCATTATCTCGGGAGAGGGAACCGAACCTGTCGTTCAGACATCGGTATCCAACGACTCTGAGGTCAGCGGCAAAGTTATCGTATCCGCCGCAACTATCAAACGGTGCGGAACTAAGGCTTGTGGAAAATAAATCAGAAGGAGGTAAAAACGATGTCATTTTGGAGTACAGATTTTATGAATGACCGAAGAAAGCAGTGGCTCAATGCTTTGGTAAAGTTTCAGTACCTTGTCAATGACACTTGGTATGATGCGACAATCAATACCAAAAGAGTGACTGGAAACAAGGTTGAAATCATCGTCAGTTTCCCGAGAACATCGAGCGGCTCGCAGACCATTAAGGCTGTGAGAATTATTGATGTCACAGGAAAACAGGCAGGGTATCAAGCAACCGAGATTGTCCGTGCTGCCAACCAAGGCGTTCTGACAAAGTTTGAGTTCCCAATCTATGAAAAGGAGGATGAAACCTAATGAATGGTAGAAATCAACCGTACCTCGACACCAACGGAGCAGGCTTCTATGAGCCTACGATGTGGCAGGACGAAGTTGAGGGGATACAGGAAGGTACGCCTGTGGATGAGCAGAACCTCAACAACATCGAGGGTGGCGTGAATGGAGCCAACCTCACGGCAGAATTTCTGACCGAAGTAGTGAAGCACCACGGAGAACAGATTAGTAATATCGGAGGCGAGATTATCAAAGTCACTCTTACCAATGCGGCAGGAGAGGCTTTTTTTAATAATTCCGCAAAGACGATTGCACTGTCTGTCAACAGAGACAGTTTTGACTACACAGTGACAGCGGAGGTTGTTACTCCTGTGGACAATGTAGGCGACATTATCGTCTATGACAAGCAGGTCAACGGCTTCAAGGTTAAGTACACCGGAAGTGCCGCATCTGTGGACCTCAAACTGTATGTACAGGGAGGTAATGCAGCGTGAATGTAATTATCCACAATGATGAGAGGAGAAGTCAGCGTGACGCTACTCTCAGAGAATACGGTATCAATCCCGAGAGAGCATCAGCCGCTCAGAGGGAGATGGCAGACTGCATTGCTCAGAAAACCAATGAGGCGTATGCAGAGGCAAGAAAACATTAGGAGGTAAAAAAAGATGGCAATGAAAGTTGTAGAAGTCAATGTTGGGGAGAAAATTCCCTACACAGTAAGCAAGACCAAAGTTACATTCGATGATGAACTGATGCTCAATCTCTCCAAATTGGAGAGAGATTTCGATGTCAGCGTAGACATCTGCATCGACAAGTTCGGGATGCTCGTGACAGGCCTTGGTGTGAAGTATGCAGCACAGATTGAAATTCCTGCAAGACAGTATGTCGATAAGGAGCAGGTCAATCCGGACTACGACCCGGAGGATGAGAACAGTCAGAAAACCATTATGGTTCCGGAGCCTGTTTCATTCTCTATGGACAATGTAACTCTCAAACTGTACTCAATCGAATAAGGAGGTAAATTACCATGTCAAATTACGACCAGTTTGCAGCAGCGGTTAAGGAGATTTCTGGAGGTAAGAATATAGTATTGCTCGATGACCTCGGACTTCCTTCCGTTTATGTACCTATCAACAAACTCAAGAACTCCGAGATTATTTCCGGAGGCTCTGAGAATACTCATCCTGCATTCTCTGTGAATGGTGTGGAAAAGAGCAGATTTCTGTATTCCAAGTATCAGAATATCGTCATCAACGGCAGAGCGTATTCACTGTCTCACAGAGACCCTAAGACCTATGTCAATTTCGACCAGGCAAGACAGGCTTGCGAGGCTAAGGGAGCAGGCTTCCACCTTGGAACACTTGCTGAATGGGCGGCAGTCGCATTACTCACACGCAAGATGGGAACTATGCCACATGGCAACAACAACTACGGAGGAGATTCAGCGTACACCTACGAGAAAGGGCAGGAGTCCGCAAAGGGTAACAACAAGACAGGAAGAACATTCACAGGTTCCGGTCCTGCTACTTGGGGTCACGACCATACTCAGTTCGGCATACAGGATATGAACGGTAATGTGTGGGAATGGCTTGGTGGTATGCGTCTGAATGAGGGAGAAATTCAGATTATCCCTTACAACAATGCAGCACTTGGTTCAGAGTGCGATATGTCCGCTTCCTCAACTCTGTGGAAAGCAATCAAGAATGACGGCTCTCTCGTAGCACCGGGAACGGCAGCGACCCTCAAGTACGACTTCGTATCCAACAACATCCAGTTGACTACCGGCATTACATCTGCACAGGACGCAGGTAGAGGTGGAAGTTACACAGCAATGACCCTTGCGAGTGGTGTTACTGCACCGGAGTTGGCAAAGGCTCTCATTCTCTATCCGGACGAACCGGGCAAAGATTATGGCGGAGACTATCATTGGATGAACAACGCCGGAGAGCGTTTGCCGATTGCCGGGGGCCTCTGGTACGATGGTGCCCTTGCGGGTGTGTTCAACTTGGACCTCAGCATTGCTCGTTCTAACTCGGACGGCGGCATCGG